TAATAATTTAACAAGCTCATCAAAGGTCATTTACCCTGTCCAATATATCGCTTAAAGTTTCTACGTTTTTGTTTATTTTTAGGTCTTGATCTAACAGACTGTCCTATAGAAGTTCTTTTTTTAGGACCAGGTACGTGTGCTGAATATGATTTTGCTTTTTTTGCCATTAATTAGGTATAGGTGTACCACTAAATACAGTACCCACCGCTTGTTCTAATCGAAGGTTTGATCCTTCTTCCATTAATAAATATGTTCTATCTTCAAGTTGTAAAAGATCATTAGGTACATCTGTTCTACGATCACGATAACGATCTTGTCCTCGAAGTGAAAATCTTTTCATTTACTGTGTTAGTTCAGTAACTCTTGCAGTTCCAGTAACAGATCCTACTCTTAAAAATGCTACTTTAGTACCAGGTGCAACCCTAAAATATTCAGGTGTGTATGCAGGCACAATCAAACTTGATGATGAAGCAGTAGGTGAAGTACCAAATTCTACATAAGCATCAACTGTACATACAACTCTAACTTCTCTTGTTTCACTTTGAAAAGCTGTGCTGTTGGCAGCGGATGAGTCAGCAACAGCTACTGTGTGATTGATATTAACTTTAAATGTAGTTGGGCTTTTTGTTGTTGTCATACTTACTCCGTTAATTCTGAAATATACAATGAGCCATCAGCTGATGACCTAATAGCAGATATGATGTTACCAGGTGCAACTTTAAATATCTCATAATCTTTTGCAGCTATTGGTGTTGCAGCATTAGTTGCAGTTACTGCTGGATTACCTATAGTAATAAAACAATCAGTCGTTGCATATAACCTAACATATCTTACTTGTGCCGAGATAGCAGAACTATTGGCAGCACTTACTGTGTAGTCAACTTTTTTAACTACTCCACTTAATCTATAATACATAATATTTTCCTTTATAAAGGGGGAGGGATTAACCTCCCCCGTTTATATTATTGGTTGATGTCTAAAATGATACCATGTGCGGCTTCATTTCTCATCTCAAGAGTGTACTCACATAAGAGTTGTTTCTTCTCAGAGTCACCAGTTTTTGAAAGATCAGAAACTTGGAATTCTCTTAAGTAAGCAGTAGCAGCCATATCAGACTGTAGCAAGAAACAGGCTTTATCGTCTGTTGTTGCCATAACTCTGTTCGGTACGACTTGAATGTCACCGAAATCTGAGCTATAAACGTCAATAGCAGCATATTCTACTCTTTGTTCTGCTGGACCAAAACGAGTTGTGTTCGCATTAAATCCAGAGATTACTTGTTTTACTGAAGGTGGAACCACCAAAAGATCTAAGTCACCACCAGAAGTGTAAACTTCTTGGATAACAGTCTTTAGGATAGTCTCAGTAAGGTCTCTGTCTGTACCAGAGTTTGGTGCATCAGTACCTGAACCAGTAGAAAGAGATCCACCAGTACCTGCATCACCGTTAGTAGCAATCCAAGTTCCGATTGAACCTAATGCTCTAGCAACAGTTGCAGAACCGATAGCTTGAACTTGTTCTTTAATAAGAGCAAATTCCATGTCTTTCTTTAGTTCTTTTGATTTTTTAGCAATCTGATAAGCCATTTCGTCAGCTCTACCAGCAGCATCAACAGCACTTTGAGTTCCTGATAAAGCAATTACTTTGTCAGAAATTTGTGTGTAGTTGAAAGCTCTTGTAGTAGCAGTCATAGCATCAACAGTTGCATCGTCACCTTCAATGACTTTGTTAGCAGCAGGTGCAGCTAATGAATCTAATTGCCACTCATGCTTAGTTGATTTAGCAGCGGTTCTTGGAATCGCTGAAAGTATAGGAGTATCTTCAGGAGAAATGTTATAAATTACATCCGTCAAATCCTCTCTTATACCAGTTGTGTCGTACGTATCGTACAAGTTGGTTGGTTGTGCCATTACAGCCTCCTTTTAAGTTGATTAAACCAAACTACGAAAAAGTTTTGCAGCGTCTCTAACCTGTCCACTCTTACGTAATTTAGAGAGTTGTTGACGTTTTGCTTCAGCTTGTTGTTGACCTTTTGATTTAGACACACCACTCTTTACAACTTTAGGAGCATTGACCGCTTTCTTTTTAATTTGTGGTTTAGCTTTTTGGAGATTACGATATGACATCGCATCTCTTACTAACATCACATATCTGTGGTCATATACAGAATCAATTTCTTGACTGTTAAATCCTACAGATGTGAGATAATCTCTCATTTGTTTTCTAAACTGTGGTCCTTTTTCTGGATGTGACAGTTCAGGTAATTTAACATTCAATTGTTTCTGTTGCTCTTCCAAATACTTATTAAACTCTTGAGCTTGTAACTCTTGAGTTTGTTGTTGTACTTGTGCAAGTTGTTCATGCTTTTTACGCATTTTATGTTCAAGACGAGCAGCTTCTACAGGATCTTCGTCATAAAGTTTTTCAAAGTCTATATTGGCGTATTCTTCTTGAAGTTGAGCTTGTGCAGCCATGTTCAATTGTGTCAATTGTCCAAGTTTTGCTTCAACGTCTTTTTTTGATCGTTCAACAAATTCACTTGATTGTTGTTTTTCAACAGCAAGTTCCTGTGTCTTACGAGTGTAATCTGCATTTCGTTGATACCCTTGAATTAACTCATCTTGGGTGACCTCATAGTCTGTACCGTCAACGGTTACAGTGTAAACAGGCTCCTCAGAGTTTTCTTGTATATCACTCGACTCAGATAATTCTTGATCTTCCTCAACAAACTCTTCTGAAGATTCTTCTTCATCAAAAGTTTTGTAAGGAACATCGCTTGGGTTAACAGTATCTTCGCTAGAAGTTTCTACTTCTGCTTGTTCTGTTACTTCTTCTTGTTCAGAATTAGCTATTGCTTCTTCTGCTGGTGTATCGGCAGACGTTTCTCCAGTCATAAGACCTTTGATAATGTTTCCTGCTTCGATTACGTTAGTTGCTTGGCGATCTGCCATAACAACCTCCTTTCGTTAAATGTTACACTCCCCTATGGGTTGGTGTATTCGATTTAAGTCGAATTCTTTTTAAGCTGATTAAGTTGGACAGTTGCAAGTTTGCCTGTCTCTACAACTGTTTGAAAATGATTTTCTATCTTATCTGTTATATGATAAGCCTGCCACAAAGCAGTTCTTGTATCATCTTCGTTGTACTTAGTTTGAAATATTGCTTGTTTGTATTCTTTTTTAAGTAATTCGAACGCCTCTTTAATTAATGGCTCTTCAAGCAACAGTCTTGCTTTTTCACCACGATTTTTTTCGTCTTGTAAATTACTCGGATTCATTAGTTACATTTTGCACGATTTGTCCAAATTGGTCAAGTTGTCCTTGAATAGCTTTTTGGGCTTGTTCTCGAATCTTTCCTTGTTGGATTAAATCTTCTTTTGCAAGTACAGCATTACTTCTTATTTCAGCTTCATTTAATTTTGTTCCATATTGCAATTCAAGTTCTTTAATGCGAGTTTCAAACTTCAGTATCATTTCCTGATAGTCTTTTTCTAATTGTTTTATTCTAATTTCACTATCTATTTGTTTTCTGTAGTTCTCACCTTGAACTTGTAATTGAGATACTTTCTCAAACTCTGTAGGTTGTGGTGGTTGTGGTGGTGGCATTTGTTGCATACCAACATCTGGATCTGTAAAGAACAGTCCAGTATTTTTCAACCCTGCGTTCTCTACAATCTTTGAAAGTGTGTTGTAGATGTTACGCATATTTACCATAGGACCAGCAGCGGTTCCTTGCAACTCTAATGCTTTGAGTTGAGTTTGTAATATGTTATTTAAAATAGCAAGTTGTTGATCTCTTGATCCAGTACCTAATCCAACACTTATAGAAATGTTGCAACGGTTTCTCCATTCCATCGGTCTAAATGGAATAAAGTTATTTCTAATTTTAATAATTCTTTCTTTGTCTTGGTGTTTAACGATAAGTTCAAACATTCTTTCAAACATATCTTTAATACCAGTCTCAGCAAAAATACGAGCAATTAATTCAACTCTCATTTGTGCTTGAGTTAAAATGACGTTAACACCAGTTGCAGTTTTGTTTAATGAGTCTGCATCCATGCCTTGTGAGTATCTTGTGATACCAGTTCTTTGCTCTCTAACAGTGTCTAAGTATTCCAACATAGGAAATGCTTGACTGTTAATTGTTTGAGTTTGCATTGGCATCATAACTTGACCAGGCGAACCTTTAGTTCTTACAACTCCACCAGGTCTGTTTGTTAAAAGATCATCAAGATTAACTTGACCATCCATAACAGCAACTCTGTTATTATTTGTTAGATACATATTGTCTAACAATTGTCTCATTACTGTAGACTTAATAAGTTGTAAGTCCTCAGTCATTTCAGAAACTGATCTACCAAAGAATCTATGTGTTACCATAATTGGTGTAACAGAAACAAATGGAACACTATCGCAAAGTTCGTCATCTAAAATAACGTAGCCACTTGTACCAGCCATTGTTATTTTTCTTAACTTAGCAATACCATCACCTTCTTCATCTATTTTTGAGTAACATTCAAATACTGTTACTTCGTCTGTACTAGCTTCACCAGCATTACTGTCATAATCATAATCTAGATTTCTAAAACGTGTAATTCTTTCTTCGTTGTATTTGTCTTGTGTATCCGTTGGTAAAGAGTTTACAATGTCTGGATCAAATCCAGCTTCAATTAAATCTGTTCTTGTTTGTGTTGTTCTGTGTGCAACAAAGTTTGCATCTTTAATGCTTTTAGCTCTACGTTCAATTAAAAATTCTTCAGGTGGTATCGCTTCAATTTTAACTTTACCATACGTTTCAGTTCTTGTTATAACAACATCATGCATCATTGGTACAGGTGTATCTTCAAGTTGTGCAATCATCATAGGATCTATATTGGGATCCATACGCATTTGCTCTAACATTTTATCTTTTTGTTCAATTGCGTCTTTGTCTTTGTACTCAGTGTGTTCTTTTACTTCTACGCCATCTTCATCAATCAACATGGCATACTCGTCATCACTTAGACGTTCATAAGTTTCTTGTTCTCTTTTGCTTGAGTTGTTCCAATAGATTTTTGCAATACCATTTTTTTGTACAAGGGCATCTTTAAACAAAGTGTACAGTGTAATAAAACCATCATTGTCTTTGTTGAATACATAATTCAAATAATCAGTTGCTTGTTTTGCAACTTCTTCATCCTCTGCACTAACAGGATCACATTTAACAACTTCATCGCTTGCAGCAAATGTTCTTAGTAGTGTTGGTAGTATTGATTCAATAACGTCAGACACATCAGTTGAAACTACTTGTGAACGACCTTCTTGTTCATTACCAAATGGTTCACCAAAATAATACTCTAAAGACTTTTGTCTTTGTGATGTTATTTCTGAACCAATATAACCAAGAGATGCGTGTATTTCAGATTGTAATACCGCAGCTACTTCGTGTTCTGTTAGGGGTTTTCCTTTTGCCATTATACTATATACCTTGTATCAATATTAATTTCTTTTGTCCACACACTAGCTGTTCCTGGATCTATTGCACATCCATAACGAAAAGCATCCGCACCATGCGAACTCCAGTCATGCAGGGGTTTATTCTTAAATGTTTGCATACGATCATCATATTCTTTGCGATATTGACGTAAACATTCAATACCAGCCTTACAACGATTACGATCAAACCAACATTGGTCTAACGTATTTCGTACCGCTTCAATACCATGTTGCACTTCTAACTTAGGACATACATCAAACTGTATTCCCAATTCAGATGCAACTTCTAAACGAGATTTACCAGTACCAAGTTCTCTTGCCACAATATCATGTGGAGCAACGTGCCTACCATAGTTGTACGCTTTATTTTCTAGCACTTGTGCATAATGAGACAATGCCTCACCAGAGGTTTCATAGTAGTCAATTAATCGTACTTCAGTTCCTACTCGTTGTGCAAACCATATTGCGGTTGAATCACCGATACCTAAATCCCACCACGTTTCTACATCTATGTTTTTATCGTACTCAATATCGACAATACGGTTTTCTTTTTCTGCTTTTTGGATTTGTTTACCATAGTAAGCTCCTGAGACCGCAGCTTGAAAGCTACACTCAAACTCTTGCTCAAATTGATCCTCTGGCATGGTGAGTCGAGCTTCTTCTAGTTCTTCTTTTCCAATAATATCTGTTTCAGAGGCTCTGTATAAGACTGCTTTCCAGTCTCCACCTCTACGTTTTGCAAGATCATAAACATCCCAAAACTGATTATGTCCCATTGGAGTACCAATGAATATTACATAACCTAATTTATCTGATACAGCTGGTCTAACAACCTCTGTCCATGTTCTAGGAGACATTAATGCAAACTCATCAAGACATACTCCATCAAATCCTAATCCACGAAGAGCATCAGGATTGTCTGAACCAAAGATTTGAATCCTTGATCCATTCCATAAGTCTATTTTAAGCTCTGTTTCGTGACGAGAACCACCTAATTTCATTAAAGGTTCAGTGTATTCCTTTAAATAGTCAAATGCTACGTTCTTACCTTGACGATATGTGGGTGCTATGTATGCCAAACGTCTATTTGGCTTACTTAATGCTGTTTTAATCAAATGATTAATTGCAAAAACGGTTTTTCCAAACCTACGATGACAACAAATTACATTAAATCGTTTTAATTGTGTATGTAATTCTTTTTGTAATGGTCGTGGTTTGTAGGGTATTTCAATTTTCAATTTATTCTTTCCACTTAACTTCGATTTCTACAGGCTCTCCCTCTTCACCTTTAATTTTTTGATCTACAGAAGCTAATCTAGGATGTACAAATGGTGCAGCTTTCTCAGCAGCCCACATTTTCTTTTCTGGTGATGTTTTGCGGTCATTCAATATGTTCAACATATATTCTAAAGGCGTTTTTGTGCCTTTACCTAACATCTTTTCCAGACGTTCATGCTTCGTTCCTGCGGTGACACCTCTTGGTCTACCTGCTCCTGGTCTTTTGCCTCCATGAGCCATTAAAATATAGATCCCACGATTACAATAACAACAATAACAGCTATAGCTGCTTTGATGTAGTCTTTTTTAGTCCAAGATGAGTAATCTTTTACCCATTCTACTAATTGGTTAATTTTTTCCATAGTATTTCTCCTTTACCAAGCCTTACAGCTCCAGTATTTTGCAGTTAATTTACTTATTTTGCCTTTATCACAGCCATGTCTAGCACGAAATGACTTACGTCTGGCAGGTACGTTCTTTTTGATAGACATTTTAGGATCTCCAAAGCGTACTAATCTAACTTTTCCATTCTCTCTAGCCAATACAGCTGACTTTTTTGACTTACCAGGTGTTCTTTTTGGTTTATTGTAACCACTAAAGCGTTCACCTCTGTATGTGATAGCCATTAGTTAAAAAATTTTTTGTTATTTTCGTTTGCTTTGTTTAATCTTTTCATCAATTCCATGTACTCTTCATAAGTCATGTTTTGCATATCAAAGTTTTCAAACAATGGATTGCCTGGAGTATTTTTTAGAACTCTTATTTTTTGACCCATTCTTTGTTTTGGATCTGGTCTACCTTTTCCTGCTTTTGTCATGCTAGTAATCCTTTAGTTTTCTT